GCGCTCAAAAACTTGGCCGCGGGTGCGCTGCGCCTTGCCCATTACCTAAACTCGGGGGCAAAAGGGACATCATCGTCAAAGCGGGTGCTGCCGCCTGGCCGATAGGTGTTCTCCCGCTCCCTCTGCTTGTCAGGATCGGGCTTCCAGTCGGGGTCCGGCTTCCAAGCGTCAATGCTGAGACTGACCATAGGCCCGCGGCGGCTGGTTTTCTGCCATCCCGCCAGCTTCACAGCCTCGCCGGCCTTGTAGTCCCGATCCAAAATAAGGTCGCCCTTATAGTCAGGGTGTTTCTCGCTTTTCTTCTCGGTGCTGAAAATTGCGCCCTTCCCGGGCTTGTCCGCATATGTGCCGCTCATTCTGCGGGTTCCTCGTCTGTTTCGGGTTCCATCCACGCTTGGTTAGCGCGCTTGAAGGCACGCAGCTTTTCCAGCTTATCATCCTCGGGGATGCGCTGGTTGGCCGCAATGCTGTCCACAACCTTGTAGTAAGCTTGGACGGCTTCCGCCTCGGTTTCAAACGAAGCGTAGATCGTGCCGTCAGGCTTGAAGAGGTGGACGGTTAGTTCGCTCTCCGGTTCAGGCTCAGGCTCTGGCACAACGTCCACCACCCTAGCACCCTTGGGCGGCGTAAAATCGGCGACTTCCTCGGGCGTATAGACCCCTGCCACACAGGCCGGGAATACGGTGCGGATGCCTTCGCTGATGCACCTAGCGCGGAGCATGGCGCGCGGGTAGTTCCTCCAATTCTCCTTCTTCGTGAAGCCCAGCCGGTGCGCCATTTCCATGGTCCAGCTAATGCTAACCTCGCCGCCCTGGGGATGGGCAAACAGGCCCGTCACCACCTCATCGGTATATGAGGTCCAGTTGACCTTGCCCCCAGAGGTTTGGAAGCGGGCCAGCATGGCGTCACTCTTGAGCGCGGGACGGCCCTGGATGACATGGTAATCCCGCATGGCTATGGCCGGGTGCATGTCCTCAGCTTGGCACAGCAGCATGATAGCCATAGCTTCCGCTTGGTTTTTGAAGCCAAACATTTTGCTGTCAGCCGCCACTTGCGCCATCTTTTGGATGTCGGCCATTGGCACAAGGTTAGACATCGGTAATCACCTCGCCCAATGTGCGGTTGCATTTCACCAACTTGCCGGCCACGCCATCGCGCAGGATGTCCAGCAGGTGGATGCGGTTCGTTTTGCCCATGTGCGGCAGGGCGTGCAAATCGCGCTCACTCATGTCCAAAACGTCCTGCCAGGTCATGGCCCCATCGTGCGCCATAAGCACCGTCTTCACGCGCTTGTTAATTTCTGTGTCGGCAACCCGCCACTCTTTCCAGTCACTCATTCTGCTTTCTCCTTCAAAAGAAAACGCCGGCTTCCCGGCTGCTCAACTACAAAACTCTCGTAGATGTCTGGGTATGCCGTCTTGAACAGATCGGCACTAAACCGCTTGCTAGGCTTGGCAGACTTCCATGTGGCGAGCGTGCGCCCGTCCAGCGTCTGTATCTCAGCATTGTCACCCATGGCGCGCTGTATAGCCGTCTGTAAGCGGTCCTCTTCGGCTTCAAAGGCTTTGATGCTGGCCTTGATGCCCGCCAGGCGCTTAGCCGCCTGTTCAAGTTCTAGAGAGGCTGTGGCAACGCCCTCGGTGCTGACAGGGTAAGCCGCTTTGCACTGTGAGACGCTTTCCGGGTCAGGCAGGGTGTTGGTCTCTACCATGGCCCATAGCTTCGCCATCTGCGCTATCTGTCCTTCCTTCTCATCCTCTGAAAAATTCAGACGGAAGGTGCGGAACCGCTGCCCGCCAAAGAGAATGCACAGATACACTGTATCTACGCCGAAACACGCCGCCTCGTGGCAGCACTGCGCCCAATCGGCATTGGAAACCCGCACAGGCTCGCCGGGTTCGCTGTAATTGTAAATATACGCTGCGTTGTAGTTCTTGCACTCCACCAAGAACGAATTGTCCGCGGCGATGTAGTCCCCGTGGGATTTCAACCACGGATACCGCGAATGCGTAGCCACGCTATCGCCCAGAGCCTTAAGCTGGCCCAATTCCTCGCTGGCAAAGGCGGCGATGGTGCTCTCCATCCGCAAACCCATCTGAACCACTTCCACCTCGCTCAGATCGGGGCGTTCAGCGCGGCCAATCTTCTCGGCCACCACCTCAAAGGCTTTGCCGCTGACAGCCCGGCGGCTATCGGTGCTCCACCAGGCGCTGCGGCGCTCGTCGGGACTAAAGCCGCTCATATCATTGTCTCCCCGCCCTCATCAGCCGCCACACCGACTATCACCTCAGAAAACGTGACATCGCTCACAGGTATTTGTTTGGCCTCAGCAATTTTTGTTGCCTGCTTATGGAGAGCACGCATAACGGCTATCGCACCACGCTCAAAAACCCCGGCAAAAATGTCATCGGCCATTTTCAATTCCTGTTCGAATAACACTTCCTCTATGCTCATATCACAACCTCCACCAGCTTACGGGTGCCTGCAAAATACTTGTTAATGGCTGTAGCCAAGGCCGGCAGCATCACAGTCGGGAGATAGACCGCATCGCGTATCAACTCAGCGTCGTCATTCTCCATCACAATCTGGATGTGAGCGGATTCGTCATCAATGTCCAGATAGACGGTCCAGAGATCGTCCGAATCCGCATATTTCCCAAAAAATACCTCTTCCATCGCGCGTCCCTTTCCTTGTTGTAGCGCGACACACACTTTATCGACGGTTTTGATGCGGTCAAGCGGAAAAATGGCATAGGCCAAAAAAAACCCCCAGCCGCGAAGCCAGGGGTCAAGTTCAATCATGGGAGAGACCGCGGGGAGGAAGGGACCCGCGAGCGCATCATGCCTAACGCAAACGCCTATTGCAAGGCTCACCAAAACCCCGTATGCGCACATTGTACGCATTGTACACAACCAACGGAGAGACACATGAGCAGAACCATCCCTATCCGCGTGCCGGATGATATTTTTGAAGCAATTGAAGCCATTAGCCAGCGCACGGAGCACACGCGCAGCTATGTAGGCCGTAGGCTGCTGGAAGAGGGCTTGAAGGGCGAGTTGTTTGGCAGCGCCGTGAAGCCCCGCAAGGCCGTGCAACAGGCCGTTAAGCCGGAAAAGTTTTGGCTTGAGTCTACCAGCTCCGTATCAAAGGAAAGTTGGCTTGAGTGGCACGAGTATCGTCAAAAGAAGTCTGGCAAGGCATGGACTTTGCACGCAATGAAACTCAGTGCCGCCAAGTTGGAGTCGTTTTGGCTGGAAGGTCACGATCCCGCAGCCATCATCCGCCAGAGCATCGAAAACGGATGGAGCGGCTTGTTTCCCATTAAGGATGCTGCCGTGGGCAACCGTGAAGATTTGGCGCGCAGGGTGCAGCCGATTGTGGAATCCAGCGCGGAGGAGCTTTTCTAATGTGGACATTAGCAGGCGTGTTTATAGCCGGCTGCATTGGCGCGCTTATCGGCGGGCTGATTGTGGTTGCCGGATCGTGGCGCGAATCGATGAAGGAATGGGAAGATGAGTGACATTGTAGTAAGGCGTATGCCGCAGCTATCGCAGCCCTTGAGCCTGGCCGTGGGCGATGAGCAGCGGCGCGAGGCTGACAGCACGCCGGGGGATTTTGGGCCACCGGCTTTGGCACCCAGCTTGATAGCGGAGGCGGAGAAGGCCGCGAAACAGGCGCGTGGCGCTCTACAGCCGCCTACGGGGGCTTTCGTGCTGTCATGGATAGCACCTATCCACGCCGGGTTCTCTAACCCCCCCAGCGCGCGCGAGAGTGCCGTATGGGCCACGGCGGTATCCAAGGCATGCGCGCGTGTTCCCATGCAGGCTTTCACTGAGGATGCGCTGATAGACTTGGCCGCGAAGTCTAAATTCTGGCCTAGCGCAAGCGAGGTGCTGGCCGTGGTGCAGCCGGAGGCTAACAGGCTGTTTAGCAAGGTTCTGGCGATGGAACGGATCGCGCGAAGGAAGCCACCGGAGCCTCCAAAGAAGGTAAGTTTCACTGACCTATCCCCTGAACAAAAGGCGATTGATGACGCTAAGACGCAGCAGATGATTGACCAGATGAAAGCCGCCATTGCCGAGCGCGAGCAGCGTATGCGGCCACCGCGCGCGGATAGAGGGGCACCCGTAAGCCTTGGCGCTCTCATGGCCGGCTACCAGCGCGTGATTGATAGCGGCAGCAGCTATGCCGAGGCGGCGCGGGTGAGGCTCGAAAAACTCAAGCGCGATAGCTAGTTGGCACGGTTCTTGCATAGGGGCTTTTTGGGTCACACCGAGAAGCCCTTTTTGCATGCCCACGACTGGCACGGTTCTTGCAATCTTATATATACGTTATCACGTCCTAGACGATCGTAGTGTTTACGTGCGTCGTGCTTACAATCGTCAAGTCTATAACCCCCCTATTTATAGCCCTGGCGGGCCAAAAACAGGGGGGATGCAAGGGGGGGAAGGGCGCGCGAAGCGGGCAAGCGCAAGGCCCGTAAGCTATTGCAAACGCTACGGAAATGGCGCGCTGCCACTGCATACATTGCGCGCGTTGTGAGCGTTGTGCGCGTTGCATGCACTGCATACACTAGCCCATAAGAATGGCGCGGGCTTGGTCATAGCGGTGCTTCACGTCTTCAAGCCCGACCTGGCCGCCATTCACCGCTTTGCGCAGCTTGGGTAGGTCACCGGTGTCAGCAACAAAATTGAGGCCCATACGGGACCACCAGATGCAAGCGGCCTGCGCAGCCCCCTCGGGTGTGCCGATGCTCTCAACCCATTCTGCCGTAGGCTCTACACCCAGCACCCGCGCAACCTTCGCATAATTCCACTTGCCG